TTTTTTGTTTCAAAAAGGGATGGTGTGGGGTCAGCCGTCGCTCGACGATTTGATGTCACATATGCTGACGTGTTACGAGAGTCGTATTTCAGAGTGGGACCACCCAGGGACGAAGAAGCTCATCTCGTCAGTTTTCGAAGAACTTCAACTGTAAGGTTACCATACTGTTCTTGATATTTGCTTAGAATACGATAATTTGCAGACGCACCGGGTGAGAACTGAGCGTCCTGCATGGTATAGGCTATGACATCAGAGAGGGTCAACGACGGGTTGCGCGAGTAGCCATTTTCGTTGAGGGCTTTGATGAGCTCGTCCATTTATTAATCAGTGTCAATAGACTTTAGCTTTGGTGATGCAGGTGTCATGAAATCATCCGACATGAGTTCCTCGCGACGGCCATGGCCACCGTGCGACTCGCCATCGCCGTAATGAATCATATAGTACGATGCAGCATACATGACAATTGCGAGAAGAACCGCGTTAAACCCGAGGAACGCCTGCTGAGCCTTGAGGTACGAGACAAAATCATCAAACGCCTTGAACCCGGTGGGAGCGCTAAAGAGACGAGGAAGTGCGAAAACCAACGTAAGATTGATTACAAGTGCAACAAGTATGGGTTTGAGTTCAACGTCAGCCATCTCTTATACCATAGTGCTATGTTTTTTGCAAAAGCACCCCCCTGCCACCACCCTGAACGAGCACTGCCGTCCCTCAAGGGTCCGTGCTGTACACGTCGGTCCCTTTGACGCCACTGGTGCCGCCGCCTTCTTCTTTGCCGCTGCTGTCACCAAACCCACTGACGCCGGAGGTGTATAGTCTGGGATAAAGACTGTGCAACTCCGAGCCGCCTTGAGCTCGGTCGTGTGCTGACGGAAGCGGAGAGCAGAAGCCTCAAACTTGTTCATCGTGATTTTGGATGTCTGAACCCTGTTCGGGGCAAGTCAGGCGAGTTCATCACACATTTTTTCTTCCAACGGACTCAAAGTGGAAAGACATAAAAAAGTCGTGCACCTTATTAATAATGGCTACACTCGTTGAACGTCTGGTTAGCATAGTGCGAGAGGCGGACCGTGTCAGCGTCTATCTCCCCCCGGCAGTTGCATCTTTTCTGCGTCTTCACGGTTTCATTCCACACCGAACGTATACACGTCCGCCCCGTCCACCCCCGCCTGTACGACTCCCGTGCCCTGGCTTGACACTGGCCGGTACACCTTGTAGAAACAGGTGTGCGGTAGGGTGCACGACGTGTCGACTTCACTCGGGTATACCAACCCCTCGAGCTCCGCGGGGTCTGCCTGGGGTAAGTGAAAGGTGCCCAGAGATGGCAAAGGATGGGATGCAATGCAAGTGCTCAAAGTACAAGAGTTACCCAATGTGCTGGAGACACGCAAAGCGTTCCAATTTGCTTCCACCGCCCCCCGAAGTGCCGACAGAGTGCGCTGTATGCTATAGCGACCTCACGCGCGAAACAACTACAAAAACGTCGTGCGGGCACTACTTTCATATAGACTGTTTTGACTCATGGAAACAGAGTCGAGCGGCTTCATTTCAAGCGGTGACGTGTCCTATGTGCCGTAACGGGAACCCGAAACCCAAGCCGCTTGTCAGACCCGTTTTGGGTATTGTACATCAAAGTTGATGAGAAGATTTGACTTTTCAGAAAGTCCCTTGCCTTGAATCACATAATCCTTTCGAGGATCGATTATACCAAACTCTTTGCGTGTATTAAACTGAACAGGTCCACCGAAATGAGGTACAGTCACCTCGAGTCCCTCGACAGATTCCTGAAATGTGATGGTCATGACGTACCGCAAGTCTTCGCCGCGACGTTCAAACTTGGGGTGGGGTTTTACATTGAATGTAATAATGAGATCACCAGTTCTTTCACGATTCGACCGCGCTTGTTCCCCGAGTCCTTGCAACCTATGTTGTGCCCCTGTATGTATACCCTTTTCGATGTGTAAATTTATCATGAGTGTATCCACGTGCGTTTTCTTGTGGTTACACCCCGGACAGCCCTTTCGTACAACCCCAGATGTTTGGCACTGATCACACGGTCTGGCAAACATCTGACCCATCATACCCATCATTTCTTGCACCATCATTCCCCGTCCCTGGCACCGATGACACGTCGCGGCACACGACTGACAGTGTTTCGTCACGGGCACCTTGATCGTCTTGTCCACACCAGTGTACACTTGTTCAAGTGTCAAGTCTATCGTGTGATGCCTATCCATATTCTGCTGTTGCTGCGGACCACCCATGCCACCAAACATTTGCTGAAATATATTGGAAATGTCAGGGCCTTGGGGCCCTTGCTGCTGTTCAGGGACATCAGTTCCAAACTGGTCGTAGCGGGCACGTCGGTCTGGGTCGCTCAACACTTCGTATGCCTGCCCGATCGCCTTGAATTTTTCAGCGTCACCTCCTTTGTCGGGATGATTGACTCGTGCCAAGTTTCTGTACGCCTTTTTAATCTGATCTGCTGATGCGCCCCGCTCGACGCCGAGTGTTTCGTAATAACTCATACTGTTGAAAGCCGTGTAAACTTTATTTGGTCTAAAACCGCGATGCTCCAAAAGCACAAGACAAAAATGACCGAGGTTGACGAAACCATTCTGACTCTTTTTGAACAGAGAATTTGCAATCGACTCAAATTTTACCTCGTCGAGCAGACGGATCGGGTGTTCTGGGAACAAAACAACAAGTTTCGATACAGGAATGCCCGTGAGACGAATCAGGTGCTCAAAGATGTGTTTGACACGATGCATTCTATTTACCCTGCGCTCGAACGTGTGTTTGATGAAAACCTCACGCTTTTGCAGCAGTGTACGTGGGTCGGAATGAACGTACCATGGCCCGTTGATCCAGATGACCACATTCAACGGGTTGTCGATAATGTCATGGATGTGTTCAATACCATAGTGTATGCAAATCTCCGATGTGAAATTCTCAACCTAGAATAAAAATATTTGAATTAATCATATGGGTCAGACGCCATATAAGTACCGCCCCAGCACCAACCGGCGCCCATCAAGCCTGGCGCGCGTGAATGAGTCGCGTGAAAATGCCATGAAACGCTGGAACAAAGTGCGTCAGTATATAAAGAGCGTCACACAACTGCAGCGAAACATCCGTGCAAAGGGGGTTGCGACCCGCGGCCGCTTCAGAGTGAAAAACTCATCACCTGTTAAGAAGAATAACTCACTCGTTACGACTCAGTGGAAAAATTCACCTGCGGGCATTTACTTCATGGGTCCGCCACGGAACGAAGGCCGGTTCAGAGTTACACGTATCCATGGATTCGTCCCTTTTCCTAACAAGCGTACAAACGCAAAATCTCCTTGATAATCTCATGACGTTTAATATCATCTTCGCCGAACTGCACCTGCTCGAGACCATTAACAGGGTAGTTCTTCAGGCGTTCCAGTAAATCAACAAGTCCGTTGTTTTCAAACCCACGATCATACTGACCCGTGTCACCTGTGATGACGAGTTTGGAATCCTTCCCGAGACGGGTCATCACCATACGCATCTGATTCGGCGTTGAGTTTTGCATCTCGTCTGCGATGATCCACGCGTTATCAAATGTCCGACCGCGCATGTACGCGAGAGGGCACACCTCAAACTTTGTCTTGATTGACATTGCATCCTTCATGGGGCGAACCCACGGATCCATCTTCTCATCGATTGTACCAGGAAGGTATCCATGCTGTTCATCCACAGAGACAGCCGGGCGAGTCAAAATGACGTGACGAGCATGCTTCGATGCGGCTTGGCACGCCATCATGGTCTTGCCTGTACCGGCTGGACCGCTTGCGATCACGATAGGAATGCGTGGGTTTTCGAGCAGGACTTGATACAGACGGTGCGCCATGCTTTGAATACATGGTATTCTTTTATAACCTGTTTAAAAATGTCGGGGTTTTATACCATGAGCCGCCTTTCCGTCGAACAGACATCAGATGCTTCGCATCTGCTGGAGTTTAGTATCATAGATGGTGAACTTGCAATCATACATGACGGTGAAGTTGAATACATTTTCGAACGCGATTCGCTCAGTAGGGCGGCCTACGCGTATATGATTCATTGGATCCAGGAGAAAAAGTCTCCCAAGGATGACCCTGGAGCAGTGTGGCTTGAAGCTGAAAATGCTTGGGACTCACTCACCCCTGAGATACAGGGTACGCTCATAGCCATCGCAAATAAAGAAAGACAGCAGGCGCGTGACATTCGTGAAGGGTTGCTTGCAACTCTCAATGGATATCAGGGGGTGAAAAACATCAAAGACGCCTATGCTGAATGTATTCGCGTATGCTTTGGTCAATGGGCGAACTAAAATAGTTCGACTTCAACCTCACATTCATCTACAGAAACTGGCTCGATTTGTATTTCGTCAATTTCAACAGCACAGATACCTTTGAGACGCATGGCGAGTACGCCGTCCCAAAACTCCTTCATGACCGGGAGGTAACGCGCAAACCATTCACGGTCGCGTGGAACCTCGACGACGACAAACTCTTCTGGAGGTCCCTCTTTGTACTGTAAAAAGTCACACACCTCGAGATCCATAATCTCCAGTAAAAGTTGAATCTGAGGCAAGTAATATCCAGGGACTTCGGGTTTAATCTTTCGACTCAGAGGACACTTAATTTCCAAAAGTCGACCAGACTCTGTGATGCCGTCGGGACTTCCGCCGAGAAACTTGTGCACCGGATGTTGCACAAGACCAATTTCATGTGAAATTTGACCGTGACGCATGTCATACAAATCACGAACCATGGGCTCGAGACGCGTCCCGTGTGCAGTCGCTTCGTTTCCAGCCCATGGACGCGCCGCACCGCATTTTTTCGCCAAGAGTCCTTCGGGTTTCTCATACGGATTGAGGCCAATTGCTGTCGCCGCATCGCTCGCAGTCAGTAGATTTCCACGGAGGTTGAGCCACTCCTGACTGCGCTGATCGGCATAGGTCTGCGCGATGAGTTCTTGGGCTCTTGGGTGCATCCTTCATTAAAAAGGCAGAGACTGTTTAAATAAGTGTAAATTTCTTTTCGAGATTCAGCATCCGGGTAGCGCGAGCCTTGTCACGACGCAACCGATCGCACTCCTCGGCCGCCTCCTCTGTGGCGAGTTCCAAGAGCAGAGGCTCGATGAGTTGACGGAGCTCATTGGCACGTGTCCTGGCTGGCTTCATCTTGGGTGGATTCTTCTTATACCCGGTCCAGATCGTCTTTTGGTCGTTGTAAAGCTTAAGAGCGGTTTCGAGGTTCTCGTTGGCACGTGACAGATCACCCTCAAACTCAACCATGGAAGCCTCGTGAGCCTCGCGCTTCTCGTCATCCGTCATGTGGTCGTACTGACGAAGGGCCATGCTGATGTGCTCATCGCATGCCTCACGTAGTGCTGCTGCAGTCCCTGGACACTCGTCCCGTACCATGTCAAGCTCGCTGTGTGCTTCACCCTCAAAGTAATCGAGGACCGCCTGGTGAGCCGATGGCCACGGAGGATAATCCACATAATCACTCTTGCGAGCGCGCCATTTACATCCGTCTGCACAGTACACGTAACCGTTGGCGTCAAGTGCGAAGCAAATGCCCCAACCCATTTCTACTTTTTAAAACGTTCCGTCGTCTTAAGTGCAATTTGTGCCGCAAATTGTTCCGCTTGTTTCTTCGTGCTCGCAAATCCAGAACCGTATGGTATACCATCCACGACAACCTCGATATGAAACGTACCGTTGTATTGACCGCGAACCTGGTAGTCCGGCAAAGGCACTTTGTTCGCCTGACACCAACGCATCAGCTGATCCTTGTAGTTGTCATCCGTGAGATTCATGTCAATGTGCTCAAACGCCGCAAACACAAACGACTTGGCATGAATCATACCAATGTCCAGGTAAATGGCACCTACAAGTGCCTCAAACACATCCTCTAAAATGTTCTCATTGGTGTTCCACCCATTACGCATCCCCTTGTCATCCATGAGAACCCACTTGTCAAGCCCTAGACGTTTTGAAATTTCACAAAGCGTTTTACCTCTCACGAGTTTCGTACGCGCCTTGGTCAAAAACCCCTCCTGCTCTGCTGGAAACTTTTCAAAAAGATATCGCGTGATGATAAATCCAAGAACAGAGTCACCCATAAATTCCAGCGTCTCGTACGAGCCTTCAAGACCCTTGTACTTTTTGAGGGCTGATTTATGCGTGAAAGACCTGCGATACACTTTGATATCATTAATTTTCGTTCCTACGAGACGTTCAAGCGCCACGCGGTCGATGTTTGGTGCATCGACGAGCTCTGGCGATTCAACGGGTTCCATTTTATACTACGTACACTTTTTGTTTTTAAGTCCCCGGGGCGATTCGCCCCGTGTCCGCTGGCCGGCGGTGTTACCTTAACTTCTGACGCCAATCTGAGGGTGTCCCTGAAACGCAGGGATGTACCCTGGGCCTGTAGTTCCCGCCACATCTACAGCAGTCGCTGATGCAGGATTGTTCTTGAGCATGAAAAACAGCGCGACAAGAATAAGAAACAGAATCAATAGTTTATGCATCTGATAATTAAAACGATTTTAATTTCAGAATGTCAATGGCGAGCAGTGGAAGGACAATGGCAAAAAATTCAAACATCTGTGTATCACGTGATTTATGGATAATCTGAACGTCTTCTTCTGTGTATCTGATGCTGTTTCGCTGCCAGTCTGCCAAAAAACATTTGTTACCAAATACGAACCAACACATCAAAGCTGCGATGACGACACCCAGATGGATCCTAACGAGACGTTTGGATTTGAAAAAGACACCGAGTATCATAAAGAGAATCACAAAGTGATGGAAAGTCACTAGCAGTTTATCTTTCGCTGTTAAATCATACTTCCCGTGGATAACAGTCACGTCAGTTCGAGCATTCAGAATTGTCATGAGCGCGATTATAGCAAGTACTGTGTTCATTACTATTTAGTCGAAAAAAGTTCAGGCCTTCTTCACCGTCGGACGCTTCGCCGCCGCCGGCTTTGGCGTCTCGGACGCGGAAGCAGCAGCTGCTGCCGGAGCCTTCTCCTTCACGGGCTTCTCCGCCTTGATGTAGTGCTTGTTAATGTACTTCTGGATGTTCAGAAACGTCACCTGTACATCAGCTGGGGGGTCCAGGATAGCCTTCAGAGAAGCATCCATGTTGATGAGCTGACCCTGCTTCAGACCCTTCTCCGTCACATACTCATTCATCTTCTTCGTCACCTGAGAGCGGGAAATCTGCTCGCCGACATCCATCTTCAGAAACTTACGCAGCTCCTCGGAGATATCCAGAGGCTTGTTAAACCCGTTGCTAGTGGAACGAGCCTTGGCCTTCTCACCCTGAGGGTCCTCAATCAGGCTCTTCACCTTGCGGAGGTCCTTGCGGAGGAGCTTAATCTCATCGAAAACATCCTGCAGAGTGATGGTAGTGTCAGCCATTGATACTTGATGAGCTCTTCACCTCTTTAACTAGCTTAGCAGTCTGGGTACCGAACACGAGCAGAAGAAGGACGAGCATCGGCCATGTCAACATGGGTCCGATAACCATAAATAGAGCTAGGTGCCATACCATGAAACCACCATATACGGGTGTGTCTTTCATAAAATTGTACGCTGGTAAGTAATCAACCTTTGGTATTTCCATATCTACTGTTTCGTGACATTTTTTTGGCAGCCAATGCAAGAAACAAACCCATTACGAGAGTTCCGACGACAATCAAAAGGATGATGGCCCAGATTGGAAACTTATTCCCTGTCGTCCCGTCACCGCTCTTCGTCCCGTCGCCGCTCTTCGTCCCGTCGCCGCTCGCTGAAGACGCTTCGCAACACCCTGGGTCGCATGGAAACTGTGCATCGCCTTCCCTGAAGGCACATATCATGTTCGGACCCGATTCTGTTCCAGTGGCGGATGTGATTCCAGGTGTCAATTGTTGTTGGTATGTACAATTTTTCCCAGTGTACTGTGAGCCACAGTACGTCGGACCTGTCGTCGCGTATGTATTCCCTGTTCCACACAGCCCATTTGCCCGCAGCGTGTATCCAGTCGGACAAATCTTTTGAACGATAGTTGAACTCGTTGACGTTGCACAGTTGGATGAATCCCCTGGAATTGGAAAGTATCCAGAAGGACACGTCGGTACGACCGTCTCTGGCGCGTTCGCCAAACATAGGCCCGAAACATCTATCGTGAATCCAGTCGGACAAATCTTCTTGACGGTTACAGCAGACCCTGTCGGGCGGCGGCACCTCGTCTTGTCGACTGGTAATTCAACGTAGCCCTCTGGACAAACTCCCAGGCTCATTTCTACTTAGAGCGTAGGTTTGTTTTTTGATCACATGGAGTACGGAACTCCCGTAAAGATTCCCGATGGCCGTTACTTTCTCAAGGTTTCCGCAAAGGATGACGCTCGTGTGTTTCATCAGGTGAACAATGTCCAGGTTGATGGAACGCTGACAAAGGAGACGCGTCAGGTGAATCTCAAAGTGCCCTCGAAAACTTTGTTCGAGTCTATTGATAACGAGCTTCTCAGTCAGGCGGAGGTGAGCAAACTCGAGTGGTTCGGTAAGGATATTTCGACTGAGACTATTCGTTCTGCATACCAGGCGAGCCTGACGTCTGACGGTGAACTTTCCGCCTCTCTGGCGTCCATCAAGGGGAAGGTGGTGACGACATTCTTCGACGCTCAGAAGAATCCGATTGATGAGATTTCAGGAGCGTGTGATTTTCTGTTTGAGCTGGCCGGGCTATGGTTCCTCAAGCGCTCGTTCGGTCCCATCTGGCGCGTCGTTCAGGTTCGTCAGCGGCAGGCACCAAAGCCAAAGACGAAGGGATACCCAGTCGACTTTCAGTTTGCAGACGAGCCGGAGCCAGAAGCCGAGGATGACGACCCGACCGATTACCTGGACTGAAAAAAAAAGTCGTATACTAGTATAACATGGACGGCAAGGGTCTGGCGATTTTGATTCTTCTGTTCCTGATTGCCATGATGGTATTTTATCCCCAGCGTAGCGGCTACATCCCAGCTGGCGAGGACCCAGTTGGCGCTTCCCCAACTGATAGCAAGCCAGCAAGCGATGGTCCCCGTATCATGCAGGGCGGTGGTCATATCTCTGCTCCAGGTGGCACCTTCTCGTCAGTCGACGAGCCAGCCCCGTTCGACATGGGTGGTTCCGGTCTGCGCACCGTTGACATGCCGGTGTATGACAACACCAACGTGGGTCTGATTCCCAAGGAGGTGGTGACGACCGAGGATTTCGGTCAGTTTTCTCCAGACGCCATCCTGTCCGGTCAGAACTTCCTGGACCCGCGTGCCCAGATTGGTTTCCCCGAGACGATTGGTGGCAACCTGCGTAACGCCAACCGCGACTTCCGCTCCGAGCCACCCAACCCCCGTGACTCTGTGAGCATCTTTAACCTGTCCACCATTCCCCCAGACACCATGCGCCCCAAGTTTGAGATTGAGAACAGCTACGAGAAGTAGAAATCAACTCAGTATGAGTTGGGATCAAGCCGGGACGGAACAAGTCGCGAAGCGACTTGGTACAGCAGCACTTAAAAAATAAACAACTTTAAATAACAAATGGACGAGTTCAAGTCCATCATGACTGAATGGCTCTCCCTGAAGCACCAGCTTGCTGCTGCGAGGAAAGACATGACTGTACTAAACAAGCGTGAGAAGGAGCTCAGGGCGCAGGTCCAGGAGCACATGAAGGAGATGAAGGAGACTCAGGATGTTGACACTGTCAAGGTGAACCAGGAGAAGGTTTCCCTGCACACCAAAGAGTCTCGTGGCAGCATCACCAAGAATGTCATCCTGGCGGGTCTGCGTGCTTACTTTGGCGGTGATGACACTAAAGTTGAGCAGGTTTACCAGATCATCGTCGATCACGCTCCAGTCAAGGAGCGCAACACCATCACCGTCAAGAAAACCGCTTAAACAGGTGTCACGCGTGACACCGCCGCGCAGCGGCAAAGAACGGTCTGCACCGCTACGCGGCGAAGGAGGTGTGCTTCGCACACCTCCGCCTATATAAAAGAACGACGTGTAAGAATAACAAGTACAATGGGTATCAACAACGAGTACCGTGATGACGCCATCTTTTGCGGTGAGGATGTCGACGAGGCATACAACGAACAGGAGGACCATGAGCTGTTGCTCAGTCCGGCTGATTGGCACGATTGGCACTCGGAGAATGTCCTCAACATGTGGATGTCACTTCGTCAGTACCTCGAGGACAATCATCTCAACAGCACCCTGATGAACAATGCGTCCTTTCACGACTTTGCTGAGTTTGTCCGACAATTTTCTCGGTAGATAGTATCTGCTATCATGGATATCACTGGCCCCAAGATTCTGACCCCAGCCATCCTGTTCGCCCTGCTCAGCCCGGGCCTGCTTCTGCGCGTGGGCCCCAGCCCAGTGCTGGTACATGCCCTGGTTCTGTCCCTTGTGTACTATCTGATTGCCACCTTTGTGCTCAAGGTGTCCCTGCGTCCCGCTGACCTGATTGTACCCGCTGTGCTGTTCGTGCTGCTGACACCAGGCGTCCTTCTGACGATTCCCCCAGCAGGTAAGGGTGTCTTTATGTCTGGCCAGTCTTCTCTGCTGGCTGTGGGTGTGCACACGCTGGTGTTTGCACTTGTCTTTTCCTTCATGCGCACTAATTTTGCAAAGTACTACTAAGAAATGAACGGTCAGAAGTACGTCGGTCTTCTCATGAATTCCCGTACCCAGTCGCACGCGTTTCATTTGACAACAAACTCGTTTGCGCAGCACAAGGCACTCCAGGCGTACTATGAAGGCATTGTACCCCTTCTCGATTCATACGCCGAGGCGTATATGGGTAAGTACGGTCGCTTCCGCCGCATCATTATCGGCCGTCGCACGATTGCCCGCAACCCGAAACTGTATTTCCGTTCGCTTCTGACACAACTTCGCCGCATGCGCCTCCCACGAGACTCGTACCTGAAGAACATACAGGATGAAGTCACCGCACTGGTACGTTCTACCCTTTATATGCTTAGCCTAAAGTGAACAGTCACTGACACACTAATGAAACACCTGGCCATTGGCCCGGGTGCGATGACATATTTTGCATTCCTTGGCGCGTTGGGCGCCCTTCGAGATTGTCACGAACTAGACAATCTCGAAGACATTTCGGGTGCGAGTGCCGGCGGGCTCCTCGCCTTTTTCTACG